TTTTAATCCCTGGATAACTAAGAACTCCATCATCACCGAGACATTGAGAATATAGGTTTAATTCGGCATTTACTGACTGTGCAGCCTCGAATTGCAGAGCCCTGTGCACTAGGGTTTCGTCAGCATTCGTCCCTCCGGAACCGGATCCCATACCATGGGCACCGAATCGAATCTCCCCATAATCGAAGGCTAGAGGTATATTGTACTTAATTGGGAATACATTCGATAACCAGTCTTCAACGGTTTGACCTTCGAGAATCTTGCTGAGAATGGTCTTCGCAGCTGATTGACATGATGGTCCAAAGTGCTGGTCAAACTTTGAGAAGTCTGTACAAATAATATCATCCGCAGGGTCCTTGGTATCAAACAATTTAGTTATTGTCCGATCCACTGCGTCCATGCTAACCCAGGCAGGGACAAGATTGTGCTTTTGTGAAGCTTCAATCAATGGTTGATATACTTGCAATTCCTGGATATTAACAGCAAAAGGAAACATCCAAACAACCCTTTGCTTAACATCGTCAGGTTCGCGACCACCCTCTTGACCTCGCCAGCCTAAAACTGCACATGCATTCCAAACTTGTCCATTCACTTCTTGAAATGTCAAATCTGATTTTTGAAATACACTACAGGGATATGTTTTAGAAAGCACATCTCTACGCTTGGCAAAATAAGGAGATCCACTATTTGTTGACTTCTTCATATACAAAATAGTTAGGTATTGGTCACGAATTCGCAGTCCACGGACCTGCGACCACTCTTTTAGTACAGCGGCAATTGCACTATAAGAAATTGGTTTCTGAGGGAGGAGAATACCCTCATAGTAATGATCTATGTCTTCTAACCTTTCAGACAAAGGTTTCATTATTGACATAGGTCCGACCTTCAGCGCAAGATCATTTTCATACTCTAGTAAGGAGGGCCATTGGTTACTAATCGATTTCAAGGTTGGACTCCATCCTTGTAGAACTTGATCAAGAGACTTCCCAGAATAAAAAGTCGTTCTATATTCTTGATCCTGTCCAGATCGTACCTTGCCAAAGTAAACCCGTACCCCAGGATTTGGTAATTGGAAATACTTACCAAAGATATTTGCATCACTTTTAGACATGTTTGACTCCCCTTTCTTCTTAGATTAACTCACAACATCTACGTAACAATACGGATTTGAGTCATAAGTTGATTACAGCTTGAAATGTGTTACAATACGGTAACTCACTGTTTCGACAAGCTCATTGAATAGAAGCGTGACTCTAGCTATTTTGGACAGACATGACATGATGTAGTCTCCTTTCTAAGAAAT